GAGACAGGAAAGGTTCAACCTCTTTCTGAGTTTATGTTCTTACTTGCTAAGGATGAACTTAGTAAAATTGATAACATCCATGCCCTTGAAAGTTCATTGTATAGTTTGGAGTTGGGTATAGCAGGAACTGTTGATTGTATTGCCGAACATGATGGTGAACTTGCTGTAATTGATTTTAAGACTAGTAAGAAACCTAAGCCTAGGGAGTGGATTGATCATTATTTCGTACAGTGTGCAGCATATGCTTGCATGTTATATGAAATGACTGGTATAATGGTGAAGAAGTTTGTCATTATAATGTC